CGTTATCGCCCCTATGGCGCGCTGGCCACGAACGAGAACACAAAAAACCGCTGGGTTGTCGATAGCGCCGCGCACATTCTGAGCGAAGGCAATACGCCAACGGCTGACAGCCTTGTGCCGGATAACGTCGAAGTTACTCTCCAGCAGTATGGCTGCCTGTATCAGACCACTGACCAGGTTGAAGACACCTACGAAGACGACATCCCTGAAGAACTGAAGAAGCAGACCGGCGAGCGTGTCGGCTTGATTCGTGAAATGGTCCGCTATGGCGTCGTCAAAGCCGGAACCAACGTCTTTTACAGCGGCGGCACCAGTCGCGGCACAGTCGATGAAAAGATCACGCTGAACGTGCTTCGCAAAGCTTCTCGGACTTTGCAGCTCAACCACGCAAAGCGCGTGACTGGCATTCTTGCGCCGTCGATCAATATCGCTACGCAGCCAGTCGAGGCTGCCTATCTGATCTTCTGCTCGACCGACGCTGAGGCAGACATTCGAGAGCTGACAGGCTTCAAGCATATATCCGAATACGGCCAGCGCAAGGTCGTTGACCCGAACGAAATCGGCTCTGTCGAGAACTACCGGTTCATTACCAGCCCTGAGCTTACTGCCTACGCCGATTCTGGCGCTGCGGTCGGCTCTACCGGGTGCCTCTCGACGACTGGCACGCTGATTGACGTGTATCCGTTCGTGATCTGCGGCGAAGACGCTTGGGGGCAAGTTGCCCTGCGAGGCGACAAAGCCACTGATCCTACGTGGATTCCGCCTGGCGAAAAATCGAAGTCTGACCCTCTCGGCCAGCGCGGCTTCTGCGGCGCGAAGTTCTACTTCGCATGCAAGGTGCTGAATGAAGGATGGATGGCTGTCATTGAAGCCGGCGTGGACGACCTTGCCTAACTTGGTCAGAGACAACTGACGCAATTCGGGGGCCAATGGTCCCCGTTTCATTTTTGAGGGTATGAACAATGGCTGACAACAGCGCGGGCCAAACCCGCACCACTACCAACGACCAAGCGACCGGGCAAATCGCGCAGGGCAAGGTCGTCTATGACGCAACAGCAATCACCGCCACGGACTACACGCGCATCAATTGCGGATTCCAGCCGCGATACATTCTGTGGTCTAACCTCACTGATCGCGTGCAAATCGAGTGGCTTGAGGGCTTCGGCTCTGCCGAGTGCCTGAAGACCGCTGCGGCTGGCACGCGAACGCTCGACACCACGGCGGCGGCAGTCGTTGTCGACAAGCTCGGTTTCCGAATCCTGCAAAACGCAACGCTTGCGGCAATTCTTGCCAGCAAGACTTGCTACTGGCGCGCCATCGGCTAACCAAGTCTTTCACCGTAGCTATGGGCCACCTTCGGGTGGCCTTTTTCATTTCAGAGGCACAAATGACATACGCAAATGTTCGGCGCGGCGGTAAGCCGATTGAAGCGGCAGAAGAGTACCTTGCGGCGGATAAGCCGATCAGTATCGACGATATTGCTGCTGGCGTCACGCCAGACATCGAGGTTATTGACCGCCCGCTGTCGACTGACAAGATCGAAAACGAGCGATTCATGGCCGAAAAAATCACGGTCATGGTTCATGAGTCCAACGACGACGCCGATGATGACTTTGTTCAAACGTGGGTGAATGGCCGCATCCAAATGTTCCGGCGCGGAGTTCCTCAGGACGTGAAGCGGTGTTTTGTCGAGGCTCTCGCACGAGCCAAGCGGACGACGTACAAACAAAACCTTGACGAGCGCCTGGGCACGGAAAAGTTCAACGTCCTGCACCCTCGCACCGCGCTGCACTACCCGTTTTCGGTGCTCCATGACCCGAGCCCAAAGGGCCAGGCGTGGATCAAGAATGTTCTGGCGCAACGGGTGTAACTGGTGACTCTCGACGACTTGATCGCTGATTACAGGGAAGAGGGCGGCGACAATGGTAGCCCTCCTTTCGTTTCAGATGCGTGGCTTACAAAGAGAGCGAACCAAGCCGAGCGGGAGACGTGCAGGCGGGCCGGGTTGTTGATTGAGTCTGTGCATGCAATGTGCACGATTTCGGTCACTGCTGGCGCCCCGTTGGCGACTCTAGACAGTAAGATTATCGACATCAAAACGGCGCGCATGTCTCTCGACTCGTGCCAACTCACCCCGGTAACGGTCAGCGAATTGCCGATGAATTGGGAGTCTGACGCCGGAACACCAAGCCACTACGTCACAGACTATCAATCTGGCGCTGTTCGGTTGTATCCGTCACCTGTTGTCGATGACGATCTACTGCTGACGGTCACAAGGCTGCCACTTGCAGATATGTCTGCAGGCGATGACGAGCCAGAAATCCGAGAGGAATATCATGAGGCGCTTGTTCAGTGGATGCTACACAAAGCATACGCCAAGCAGGACGCCGACATGGCAGACCCAAATAAATCAGCGCGAGCACTGGCCGAGTTTGAGCGTGAATTCGGGCCACGAGTAAGCGCCAGAAATGAGCGCTGGCGCAACTCGCGGCACTCGATCACGACGCAGCCGATTGCATAGGATATAGGAATGGGAAAGAAAAACTTTCAAGCCGGACAGTTGATTCCGACAAGCTCAACCCCTCCGGGAAACGCAGGTTTCTATCGGATTGACAAGGACACAATCGGCGTTGTCGGGAATCTTGTTCAGAAGAATGCGAATACGAACGTCGAGAGCAACGTGTCGACGGGCGCCAACCTCGCCGCAGAGCTTGCGGCGCTACCCCCAAGGCACGGGGACTGTTTTGTCATCGGCGGGCAGAGTAACGCAGACGGACGCGGAATTATTGACGGTGATGTGTCCACCCCTGTACCAAACGTCGTAATGCTGGACAAAGGGGAAGCCGCGCGCTTGGCTACAGAGCCTGTTGGCGAGCAGGTGGCAGGTTGGATTAACAATATCCCGGAGGGCAGTTTTCCAGGCATCCCCGCCCATAGTTTCGCCCTGGAAATGGGGCGAAACATTGCCAGAGAAACGGGGATTGTGCCGCTGCTTGTGCCGTGTGCAATCGGCTCGACAACCCTATCCAAATGGCAGCCGCCTATAGGCAACCTTGACTACACGACGCTATTTGGAGCACTGATACTGCGCGCGAGAACGGCGCAAGCAAATGGTCGCCTGCCGATTTTCTGCTGGTATGGCCACGAGGGTAACGCAGTAAGTTATGGAGAATCCCTGTCTACTGGAACTGTCGGTATCTCCTATGACCCGTATTGGCGCTCTCTTGTAAAGAATGTGCGAGATTATTTCCCAACTGCGCCATTTTTGTTCGCGCAGCTAAGCGCGGTCAATGACGCCGCTCTAGCCACAAAGCTTAGAGCGACTGGCGAAAATCAGCGGAGAAGTGAGTCTCTTGGCGCGACCACCATTGAAACGCCTGTGGCTGTAGGGACTATCACAGGCTCCAATGCGATGACGACCGTCAGCGGCGACGTTATCACAATGGTTTCAAATGGAAGCTCGACTTACGCAGCCCTTGGGGCTGTTCTTACCATTGGCCAGCTCTACAGAATACGCATGACGGTACGCGGGACTGGAAGAGTCAAACTGTCATCTGGTTCTGATGGATCAGACATTAGCGATGGACGGTGGGATTGGATTTTTATAGCAGGGACTACCTCCGTGCAAATCCATCGCTACCTTGCCGGCGAGCCTACGAATTTAACCATTTCAGGGCTTTCCATTGCGGCTCTTTCGTCTTACGGAATTGACAACACGCACATGGTCGTAACCCACGACCTCCCGCGCAATGCGTCGCCAGACGACATGCATGTTAGTGCCGTTGGGCAGCGTGAGCTGGGCAGGAGATTCTCGCTCGCTTACCAACAGCGGGTGTTGAAGTATTCCGATGTTGATGGCACGGGGCCGAGGTTGGTTTCTGTCACAAGCACAGACAGCACGCACACGAAGGTAAAATTCACACAGCCACTTGCCGCAGCAAAAGCGGGCGAGACAAACTACGGTGACGGAACAAACAGCCTGTTTCGCGTATACGATTCTGGAGCAGAGAAGTCCGTATCTACTGTGGCAATTGACGGGGGCGACCCCGCAGCAGTGATTATCACGCACGCATCCTGCGCTGGCGTTCGGGTTGTGACATATGGTGATCGAGCAGGGCAAGACGCAGCATGGAGGAAAGGGGTGGTCTACAACACCGCTGTAAATCCTCTACCGGCGCCGATGTTTGGTCCTGTTGTTTCTGCGTAAATGACCACCGTCAAACAATCCGCCGAATACCTCTCGCGCCTGATCGAGCAAGGCTTCGGCCATTACAGACTGCGGCTCGGCACGCGCGGCCTTGAGTCTCTTCGCCCCGAAGTTCGCGAGATTGACTTGTGCCTGCCAGATCACAGCGCGGAAACAGCGCACGACGGGCGCGAAGTGGCGTATCTGAGGGCGAGCGATGGCGATTGATGCGCAGTGGTCGAGCGTTGTTCTGCTCTGCCCGTTTGAAGGCGCAGACGGCTCCACGACGA